GCCAGGCACAGGACGTGGAGAGCTATGACCGCTCTACCGACATGGAGGCGGCCGGGTACAGCATCCTGACCATCAATCCCGCGCTGTGGCGGCGGATCAACAGCGAGGCGGCAAAGTAGATGGGTGACGGAAGAATCATCCTCGGGATTGCCGCTCTGTCCATCATGGCCATCGTAGGAACATCCCTCTCTCCTCCGCAGCCGGAGGCCGTCCCGGTGCCGGTACACATCCCGTCCCAAAGTATCACGCTCGCGTCGCAGCCGGAGCCGATACGTCTAATAGAGGAGGAGCCGAATCCCTCCGAGGACATCTTCATCCCGTTCGACGTACCACTGCGGATAGAGCTGCAGGCGTACGCCGCAGAGTGCTGCGGAGAGTATGATCCGCCGGTACCGGTGGAAGTGGTCATTGCCATCGCGGAGCATGAGAGCGGCTTTCAGTCGGATGCCATCGGCCACAACGCTAACGGGACACAGGACTACGGCCTGATGCAGATCAATGACCGGGCCATCCCGCAGCTCCGGGAAGATTTAGGGATCGGAACGGCGGAAGCTCTGCTGGACCCGCGAACCAACATCCGCGCCGGGGTACACATTCTGGAGCTGCATACCTCTGTGTTCCCAAACTCGGTAGAATCCGTCCTCATGGCGTACCAGTACGGCGCAGCGGGGGCCCGGGACAAACTGGCGGCCGGGATTACCAGGACGGGGTTCAGCCAGAAGATTGTGGAGCGGGCGGGAGAACTATACGGGGGATTGCAGTTGTGAATACGCACCTATCACTATTCACAGGGATAGGCGGCTTGGACCTCGCTGCGGAAGCCGCTGGTTTTCGGACGGTGGGACAGTGCGAATGGGCTGACTACCCCACAAAGATTCTGGAACGCCACTGGCCGGAGGTTCCCCGCTGGCGGGACATTCGGACACTGACAAGGGAGAGCTTCTATGAACGAACAGGTCTACGAACAGTTGACATTATTTCCGGTGGATTCCCGTGCCAGCCGTTCAGTGTGGCCGGGAAGCGCCGAGGCCGTGAGGATGACCGTTACCTCTGGCCAGAGATGCTCCGAGTTATTAAGGAAATCAAGCCTACTTGGATTATTGGCGAAAATGTTGCTGGAATCATCAACATGGCACTCGACACTGTGCTGGCTGACCTGGAACTTCAAGGCTACGAAGCAAGGACGATTGTACTTCCAGCTTGTGGCGTCAACGCCCCGCATAAGCGATACCGATGCGCCATTGTGGCCCACACCTACCAGTCGGAGCGGGACAGGCCCCTCGCAGACGGAAACCCGTCAGGGCGGCATGGATCTGCAGCCGGCGGCGGCGCTTTGGCCCACGCCCACGGTGACCGGGAACTACAACCGTCCGGGGAGCGGCCCAAAAGCAGGGATGGGGCTGGTCACAGCGGCAAAACTCTACCCGACCCCGACCCAATTCGATGCGACCTGCGGGGACATCAAGGGCAAGGAATACAATGGCCAGACCCAGCACGCCATGAAGCTGATCCAGGCGGCAAAGCTGTATCCGACACCTACGACCGGGGCGGGCCTCTGCGGCAGGACGGGCAACTACCAGCAGCTCAAGGCGCTGGAAGCGGATGGCATGATTTCGGCAGAGGAACGCCGCAGCATGGCGGCGGGGAACGGCGGACAACTGAATCCAGAGTGGGTGGAGGCTATGATGGGCTTTCCCATTGGATGGACAGCGTTAGAGCCGGATGGGCAGATGGAAGCTGGGAACTCGGAATCCCCCGCATAACCGGCAAAATTCCAGACCGGGCGAACCGACTTAAGTGTCTCGGAAACGCTGTGGTTCCAGCGCAGTTTTACCCCGTCTTCAAAGCGATTATGTTCCTGTTAAAAAGGAGGTGAGACAACATGAGCGAAACAAAAGGAATCGGAGACGCTTACACCATGAGGAAGATTATCGGGGACTGGTGCTGGGGATTCGGCGGCCGGAGGATCCCCAAAAAGAAACCGCAGGTGACGCTTGAACTCGAGCGTCCGGATTGGGAAACGCTCCAGCTCATGGCGATGGAACGGTGCGTCACTCCCCAGGCCATCATTATGCTCGCCGTACAGAGAACTATCAGAGAATGGAGGGAAACGTGAAGCATATGCCCTATGAGTCAATACGGCTATACCGTCTCGCCTGTGCGGCGGCAGGGGTAAACCCAACGCTGGAAGGATTGTCCTCATGGTGGAAAAATACCGGGAGAAAGGAGGAGCACCATGGAATTGCCCTACGGCGAATATCCCGAGCTGGCGCCGCCGGAAGCGGCATGCGCAAACTGCGCGAAGGGGCGTAACGGCCGGAACTGCTGCCCGGCCGCGGGCAAAGTCCCCAAATGCGCCGCATGGCAGCGGCTCGCTGAATCGGACAAGCCTAAGCCGCCGGAACAGACCCGGCTCCCCATTTCCACGGCCTCTGTGTCAGCACTGGTTCCAACGCTCATCACACCCGATATGGCAGCGCTGGCGGAGCAGATCCTGCGGGTATGGGACATCAATCTGGGCAAAGGGGAGTTCTCGCAGTATTCCATCATCAACCGGAGCAACCCGGCGCTCGGCCCCTTGCTTCCCCGATTCCAGACCCGGGCGTATGAGCTGGGAGCGCGTCTGTCCGAGGATATGCTGTATGTCCTGTGGTCGCTGCGGATGCTCTCCCCCGGAGCGCGAAAGGAATACGCAAAGTACTGTGAGCGGGTAGAGCTGTCGTATGAGATTGACCGGAACAAGAAAAAGCCCACAAGCCGATAGCAGCGGCCTGTGGGCACACATCAAAAAATCTATCTCCATTATAGGAGGTGTCTGAGAAAATGTCAAGTTTCGGGGAGGGCTTCGCGCTCGCCCAGTGGGAGTATGATACAGAGGAGCCGCCCATGCCGGAGAGCCGGGCCGACGCGCCTGTCGAGAGAACAGAGGAAAATACTTATGACGCGGCTCAAAAAGTGAAAGGAGAATGAAAAATGGCGATTATGAACCCAAGTGAGGTAGCCAACATGACTTCAAAAATTCGGATCTTGATAGCGGGATTCCCTGGCATTGGAAAATCCACGCTGGGCCTCTCGGCTCCGAATCCGCTGCATATCGACGTAGACTGCGGCCTCACTCGTGTGGAAGCACAGTTTCGCAAGCCTTTCATCCGGCCTGAATCCTATGCTTCCCTGCTGGACGACTTAAAACCGGAAAATCTGGGGGATTTTGAAACGCTCGTCTTTGATACCGGCGGGAAGCTGCTCGACCTGATGAAGCCCTGGGCAATCAAGAAGAATCCTAAAAACGGGCAGAGCGACGGAACACTCTCACTGAAAGGCTACGGTGCGGTCGGCCGCGAGTTCCAGCGCCTGATGGACTACTGCTTTTATGAACTCCATAAAAATATCGTTATGCTCTTTCACGCGAAGGAAGACAAGGACGTTGATAATGTAAAACTGCGCATCTTGGTCGAAGGTCAGACGAAAGATAATGTCTGGCAGCCGATGGAACTGGGCGGATTTGTCGAGATGAGCGGGAATCGGAGGGTCATCGGTTTTTCCAACTGCGAACGGTATTTTGCCAAAGGGACGCATGGAGTCTATGGCATCCGCGAAATCCCCGATACTCATAACCACCCCAACGATTTCCTTACCCGCTTGTTTGAAGAGGTCAACCAAAATATCGTCTCGGAGGCCGCTGTATTCGAGCAGGAACGTATCGCATATGAAGAGGTCATGAAAGAATACGGAGAGAAAATAGGGGCAATCGGGGATGTCGACGGCCTTAATGCAATCGCTCCGGAAATGAAAGGGATCGTTCATCACCTTACAAGTCAGAGAGAATTGAAAGCTCTGTTCCGCGCGAAATATCAGGAGCTGGGCGCTGTCTACAATAAGGAGGCGGGGATCTATGTCATATCTGATAACGGCCTCTCTGCTTAATGCTTGGCGTTATTTGCTGGAAAGCGAATATGGGACGATGGAGGACTTTCTGCACGTCCTCCACCGCCTCCCTACAGAAAAGAGCGAGGCGATGGCCAAAGGGGACGCATTTGAGCGATGGGCAAAGGATAACCTGCCGGAGCTTCAGGGCGCCGCCTACCAGGTGGCTTTATCCGAACGGCGCGGGGATTTCCTGTTCTACGGACGCCTCGATTTTATCAGGGCTGGCGTTGTGTATGACGCAAAATTCACCGGTAAATATGAAGTCGGGAAGTTCCTGAATAATCCCCAGACAGCGATGTATCTCGAACTGGTTCCGGAAGCCAGCCGGATGGAATATATCATCTCCAACAGCACTGAAGGAGAAACCATCTGGCGGGAACGATATGCCCGCCACGAGGTGAGGCCTGTTATGAATACCGTGATAGATTTCCGGGACTGGCTCGCGGGGAATGGGTTGTTGGACACATATCAGGAAAAATGGAGGGCCCGTGAATAATGGAGCTGCCGTTTAAACGTGCCAAATGGCAGCAGGACAGCGAGGGGCTGTGGTTCTCGCTGCTCATCTCCCACAGAGGGCGGTTCCCCGACGTCAGGCGGTTTGTGGATACGATGAGGGACAGGCCCTACATAGCGATCATTAAGGAGTACCGCAAAAAGCGGAGCAATGACGCCAACGCCTATTGTTGGGAACTCATCGGCAAATTGTCCGGGAAACTGCGTGTTCCTCCAGAGAAGGTATACCGCGAAGCAATCCGGGAGATTGGGGATAACTTTGTAGTCCTCCCCATCCGGGAAGATACCGCCGAGCGCTGGCGGGAAATCTGGGAGGGCAAGGGGCTCGGCTGGATCTGCGAAGACCTCGGGAAAAGCAAACTGCCCGGATATATTACTATCGCGAACTACTATGGCTCAAGCGTATACGATACCGCTCAGATGTCCCGGCTCATCGACTACATCATTGAAGAGTGTAAAGAGCAGGAGATTGAAACGCTGCCGCCGGATGAACTCTCGCTGCTCAAAGACGGATGGAGGGATACGCCGCGAAAAAACACCGAATGACAACAGCCTGCGCTATCTCCCCGAAGGTTAAGGCCGAGGTATGGGAGAGGGATGGAGGGCGCTGCATCCTCTGCCTCTCCCCTGCCGCCGCCCCGAATGCCCACTATATTCCCCGTTCCCATGGAGGGCTGGGCATCCCGGAAAACATCGTTACCCTCTGCCAGCGCTGCCATGCCCGGTATGATAACAGTGCGGAGCGCCCCCTCCTGCGGGAGGAAATACAGGAGTACCTGCGGGGAATTTACCCGGAATGGGAGGAAGAAAAACTGATTTACAGGAAGTGAGAAGATGCTGAATGTAGTAGCACTGCTCGGCCGGCTAACGGCAGATCCGGAGCTGCGCACCACCCAAAGCGGGTTATCGGTTTGCCGCTTCAGGGTGGCTGTTGATAGAAACATTACGAATGCGGACGGATCCCGTCAGGTAGATTTCATTGATTGCGTAGCATGGCGGCAGACAGCGGAATTTGTCAGCCGGTATTTTTCCAAGGGGAAAATGATTGGAATTGCCGGTGCCATCCAGACACGGAATTATGAGGACAGGAACGGCAACAAACGGACTGCTGTCGAGGTGCTCGCAAACAATGTCAGCTTTGCGGGGGACAAGGATAAAGGGCAGCAATCCTCTTACCAGCCCGCGGGCGGTTATGCCCAGTCCGGCGCTGGCTGTGCACAGCCGCGGCAGACGGCGCAGCGTCAGTCTGCCGCCAAGGCGTATGGGCAGCCCTCCGGCTATCAGCAGGGCAGTTTCGACGATTTCCAGGACATCACGCCGGACGAAGATTTACCGTTCTAAACGAAGGTGTCTCACATGAATTACATGGCAGAGATCAATGCGTTTTACGATTGGCAGGAGGCGAACCCGCTGGCGGCATCCTCAATATGCCTGTGGCATGCGTTAATGAGCATCGCCAACAAGGCTGGATGGCCGGAGAGTTTCTCCACGGCCATATCCACGCTGGAATCCCATACACGCTATTCTAAGGACACCATCTATGTCGCACGCAACCAGCTTCGGCAGATGGGACGTATCGGATTTAAGGAGCGTCGCGGACGGCAATCCGCCGTATACTGGCTCATTCCTTTTGTGTCGGATATTCCGACACAAACTCCGACACAAGACGTTGTGTCGATATATCGGACACAACCACCGACGCAAGTACCTACACAACCACCGACACAACACCCGACGCAACCGCCGACCAATAATATACTAGACTATACTATACAAGACTATCCATTTTCTGGTGATGATGGTCTGCGAGATTGCGAGCTTGCGCGCGCGTGCGCGAAGGGCAATGCAGACGGTGGAAATTGTGGAAAATCGGTTGAAACCGGTGGAGAAGAGACACGGCAGGAGGCGGCGCGGATAGCGGAGCGTCTGTTCCAGCATTACTTCGGCCGGGAAGCGACCGGACACGACGTGGACATGCTGTGGGAGGAGGTCGCCCGGTATGAGACGCAGCCGGACGGCACGTTCACGCCGCAAATCATTCCGGAACGGGTGGAGGTGCTGGAGTACGCGTTCAAGGCGGCGTCGGAGAGCGGCGTGTGCCGCTGGGATTACGTCCGGCAGATCCTCTCCAACCTTGCCGCCCGCCGGCTCCGCACACGGGACGAATGTGAGATTTATGACGCACAGCGAGAATTTGACAAAGACAATAGGAGATGATTTCAGTGGAAAAAGAGATAAACCTTGCCATTACAGACGAACCTTTTGCGCCGTTTGTAACGGCCGTAAACCGGGTCATGAGCATTTCGATGGGAGCCAACGAAAAACAGGAGCTGGAAGGATTCAAGCTGGTCGCCGCTATGGATTTCAGCCTCAGGCGTGTATCTCTGGATGATGAAATATCCCCTTCCGGCGAAGCGCGTGTGACGATAGTACCGAATGTCACGTTTAAGGTGACATCGACACTCCAGAGAAAAATCCAGGCAAAGGGGACGCTGCCGAACAACTATGAGCTGGCCCTTGATGAGAGTACCGGCGATATCCGGATGCGGAAGATCGACGACGGACAGACCTCCCTTTTCGACGAGGATCGTGGGATGACCTATCATGTGGATGCTATCGGGAGCGTAACGCTCGATGAGGTCAGCGATGGGCAGGACGATTAGGTTTACCATCCATCTGCCTCCGGTGACGAAGAAAAACAGCCAGCAGATCTGGTACAAGGGGGAACGGTGCCCGCGGTGCGGCAAGGGAAAAATCCCGTTTGTCTCCCCCAGCCGGGTCTACAAAGCGTATGAAGAGAACTGCCGGGAGATATTCCCCATCCAGCTCCAGAGGCTGCATATCGTTTATCCGGTAAACATTCGGGCCGTCTATTACATGCCGGATTACCGGACTGTGGATATATCCAACCTGCACAGCGCCCTGCACGATGTACTCAAGGCAGTGGGGGTGCTCGCGGACGACAGCTCCCTCTCTCCCCGGATTGTCGTGGGAACGGACGGCAGCCGGGTACTGGTGGACAGGGGGCATCCTCGGACTGAGGAGGAGATCACCGAATTGGAGGAAGACGATACAGGAGATGAGCACGGATGATGATCCAAATGGCAGAAATTGAAGAGGCTGTCCGGGAAGGCGTAATCAGGTTTTACATAGAGGAGCATACGCTCTACGTCCAGCATCAGATTACCGGGGAACAGCTGGTGATCGGCATGGAAAGACGGACGTTTGAACCCGGAGAAGGAGGCAAACACAAATGAACGCGATTCCGAAAGAGCCCGGTACCCAGTTCTATCCGACCCCGTCTGCGCTGGTTGAACGTATGCTGCGGAAGGTGGATTTTGACCACGCTGAATCGTTCCTCGAACCGGAGGCCGGAAAGGGGGATATTGCAGAGGGCATCCTTCGCCGGATTAACCGGGAGAGATTCCGCCTCGGAGACACAAGAACCACTATCGACTGCATTGAATTGGATCCTTACCTGCGGCAGATTCTTCGGTATAACTTCTCCGGAGAGCGGCTGTCCGGGCAGCGTGAACGGTATCATGAGTTGGACAGGATGATTTATTCCGACCGTACAGAAGAACAGACCGCAGAGATGCACCGTCTTAGCCAGGAAATACACGAACTGGACAATATGGAAAAGGTCCATGTCATCTATGACGATTTTCTCACCTTCCATACCCACAAGCATTACGACTGGATCATCATGAATCCGCCGTTCGAGGACGGGGATTTGCACCTTTTGCACGCGCTGGAGCTCCAAAAAAATGGCGGTGGGATTGTTTGCTTACTCAACGCGGAGACCATTCGTAATCCCTATACCAATACCCGGCGAACGCTGCTGCAAAAGCTGGAAAACCTTGAAGCAGAGATTGAATACATACCGGGGGCTTTTCTGCATGCCGAGCGCAGCACGGATGTGGAAGTGGCGATGATAACGGTATCAATTACCCGTCCAAAAGGGAGGAGCGCCATCATTGAACGGCTGCGGCAGGAGCGGCAGACACCGGCCGCGAGCGCAAAAGAACCGGAAGATCTGGCGCAGGCTGACTATATCGATGCAGCCGTTGAACAGTTCAATTTCGAGGCCAGGGGGACGCTTGAACTCATCCATGAGTATGAGGCCATGAAACCGTATATGCTGACAAGCATAGGGGATAAAGAATCCGATGCTATCCTGACGCTTTCTCTTTCCAGGGACAGACACAATTACGCACAGGTCGTAAACATCAATGAATACCTGCGTATCGTGCGGCTCAAATACTGGAAAGCGCTTTTCGATAACCCACAGTTTACCGGGATGATGACCTCCAACATCCGGGAGGAATATGCCGGGATGGTCGAGCGGCTGAAGGACTATGATTTCAACCGGTATAACATTGACGCACTGCACCGAGAGATGATGTCCCGCCTCACGCAGGGGGTACAGGAGACCATTCTGAACCTGTTTGATAAACTGACCGCGGAGCACTCATGGTACCCGGAGACGAAGCAGAACATCCATTATTTTAACGGCTGGAAAACCAATCAGGCGCATAAGGTGGGTAAGAAATCCATCATTCCGACCTATGGAATGTTCAGTTCCTATTCATGGGATAAATCCACGGTTGGCACTTCTGTCGCCTATCAGGTGCTTTCGGATATTGAAAAGGTGTTCAATTACCTCGATGGCGGCAGGACGGAAGAAATCAGTCTGATGGAGGCTCTGAAACGGGCAGAGTCCATGGGACGTACCCGGAATATTGAGTGCAAATATTTCAAGGTCGATCTGTTCAAGAAAGGGACTACTCACATCAAGTTCACAAACATGGAGCTCGTGGACAGGCTCAATATCTATGCAGCACAGCACAAAGCGTGGCTGCCGCCGAATTACGGCCGGGTGAAGTATGAGGATATGCAGCCGGAAGAGCAGGCTGTCATAGAGAGTTTTCAGGGCGAAGAGGCTTATACCGGGATTATGGAGCATGCGGACTATTACCTGGCGGATATTGCCGGTCCCGCTACCATGGAACATCTTCTGGGGAGTGCGAGTTGTGAAGAATTACAGTAAAAACATCGAGGAATTCCTAACATTTTTGCGTACCTGCGAGCAGGACTATCATATGGCGGAGGCGAACGAACAAGAGGCCAACAGCGTCACTCAAGACCTGCTGCACAGTATTGAACTTGAGGAGCATACATATCACGATTACGCCAAATGCTCCAAGGAATTGAGAGATGTTCGGAAACTTCGCAGGGTGGCAAAGGACACCATCAGCCAGATTGCACCTATTCTTGATTGGGTTGAACAGAACAGGAGTACCATAAAAAAATTGGAACAGATTCTTGGAATGGTCAGGAAAATGGAGCGGAGCACGGAAAGCCGCATTTATACTCCAAGGGTGAGAAAACAGGAAGGAGAACAACGAAATGACACTCGAAAAAATAATCGCCAATCTGGAAAGTCAGGTGGAGGATAGGGAATATTCAGCGGATGGGGATCCGGAGAGCCAACTCGCAAAGGATGCTCAGGTGCTGCGGCTTGTGGTGCAGATGCTCAAGGAAAATAAAGGGTTGGACAGGGGACAGTGGGAAGGGTGTGAATATTGTGTGCCAGACTGTGAAGGTTACTCAGCACTCTTTCGAGATGTGAATGGAAAACAAAAAAAGATGTATATTCCGGAGGGAGAAGCAACTATTGTAGTTCCCGGAACGTACAATCATAAAGTGTGCATATCAATTTCGTATTGTCCGTTTTGCGGTAAGCCTCTCACCGAGGAAGCATGTGCAGAGCTGGAGAGGAGAATAGGAGGAAACAATGAAACGATTGACAATTAAAACGCCAATTGGTGCGGCGCTGAAGATGAATAATACATATTTGAGCGAGGATGCAACGAGAGAAGATTTGATGAAACTATATCGCGTTGCAGTAGAACGCTTGGCTGCCTATGAGGACACCGGCCTTACGCCAAAAGAAATCCCCGCAAGAAAGCAAGGCGGTGAAAGTAGCATGGTGAATACAGTTGGCCGGCATGCCTCCACAAACTGGAGGAATCACAGAACAATGAGTGAATGGGTATATGTAGACGGAATGATAGAAATTGATACAAACTCGCGCAGTGACGCAGAAAGTATGTATATTGCGCAGTCTGTTGTGAATCATCTTCCCCAAGTACATGGTTCAGAAGGCAATGTTGAATATTATTTGAGCTTGAAGAATGAGGACAGTGATTATGATTATAAAGATGAGTTTGGAAATCTGAGTAATCTTACGCGAGGGGAGACAGCATACAGCGATTTTAGATGGCAGACGCAGGTAATTATTGCAGTACATGGCGAATTAAGAGATACGAATTTTGACGCTGCATTACGTGAGATGACAAATATGTTAAACCGGTTAAGTTCAAGAATATATGTAAATACATGTTTGGTAAGGGTGCGCTCATATGGACGCGAATTTATATTCCGTGATTCAAACCGTGAATTTAAAAGCAGTTGGATAGCTGGCCGGAGCGTGAACGATTGGGTGCAAAATTGTTTTCGGCAGAAGGGGGAGTTGAAACCATAAAGTTGAAACCATAAAGAGGAGGCGATGAAAGGCGCATGACGATTAAAGAGATTGTTCGTGCCGCAGCACAGGAACATATGACATATGGTGAGTACGTACACAAATACAACCCTCCGGGAGATGAAAAAACATTTCGCCGTCCTGAACGCACATGTGCACGATGCGGGGCAGATATAAGCAACGGGAGCAGATATGCGAAGTACTGCCTCGAGTGTGCAAAGGCAAGGGCCAGGGAACGGAATGTGCAATACTATGCGGGAATAAAAGCGAAAAAGGATTAAGATAAAGCGAGGTGGGCCGTTTGATACTCGATGATGTGGCGAAGATTATGAGTTCTGAATCAGCACGCCGAATCAGCCGGAAAACGGGTCTATCGAAGAATAAAATCTATCGAATGTCAAATGGAATCCCTTTCCTGCTTGATTATGAGACCATATCCGCTTTACATAGCATGGGATATGAGATTTGTCTGCAAAAATTGTCCCACGAAAGGGACAGCTAATATGTTACGATAGAAGCAGGGGAACATCATGAAAGACTTAATTGTTGAGTATAAAGCATGCCTTGATGGCCTCAATCAGCGTTTAGGGGAAATGGAATCCCGAAAAAGCCACATGCGAGGAGAAGACTATTTTTCTCTTATGCGGAGCATTTGCGTGATGAAGGGAGAGATAGACGATCTGAGCCGTACGCTCGACTGGATGATAAAACAGTATGGCGATGGGGGAGAATGAATATGCCGCCGTAGCTCAAATGGCTAGAGACAAGCAATGCTGGTTCAACTCCGGCCGGCGGCAAAGACTCTGTATCCGCTGAAAACTGCGCATTCAGTATCTTCGGGATAAGCGGGGGCGTTCCTTTGCGGAGGACACTTGCTGGGTGAGTATGATAATCTAAGCGGATAATGGAGCACCCGCCAGCCCTGCGGGACAGAATGGGGCAAAACGTGCGGTGGCGGAATAGGTAGACGCTATTTGCTGGTGTAGAGATTGGTGCGTGATGTGGGTGTGCCGGGAAACCGGGAAAAATGATTGTGGATGGAGCGTAAAGAGCCGATAGGAACCCCCACCAATAAATTGCACGGGACAAATTGAAAATCCACGGATTTCCTCTTCGGAGGTTGCTCCCGCCGTGCAAAGCTCATGTGAGGTGCAAATCCTCACCCGCACATATACGCAGCCACCCGGCGCAGGAGCCGAGGGCTGTGCCAGGGCTTTTCGGTGCTGGCAAGCTCCCTACTGCCTGGGAGCCGCCCGAAAGGGTAGAAAAACCGACAGACACTTTCTCATTCTCTTGCTGGAGTTGGACCAAGGACGGGCGAAAGAGCGAGCGAGAGCGCGGGACCTGCGATAGTGCCACACATATGGGCATAGCCAAGCGGTAAGGCATTGGACTTTGACTCCAATATTCGCAGGTTCAATCCCTGCTGCCCATGCCATCAAAATAGAGGCTCACATTTGCGGATGTGGACGGTATGAAAACTCCCGGTGACGGCTCGGGAGAGACGAGCGCATATGGACCATTAGCTCAACGGCAGAGCGGGCGACTTATAATCGCCTGATCTAGGTTCAATTCTTGGATGGTCTACCAAATGGAGTATTTTGGGATTAGGAGGATGGAAGATGGAACTGAAGCCATGTCCGTTTTGTGGTCGTGGAGAAGCCGGGACAAAATGGCATCATGGATATTGGTCAGTCCAGTGTGGTTATCAACACGATGGAACGCCCTCTGATCACTGCTTTCAGGACTGGGGAGAATTTGAAAGCGAGGAACAGGCTGTAACTGCATGGAATAGACGATGTGCACCAAAAGAACCGGAATTACCGTGGCCCTATAGCGTATTTGGAGCAATGCACGAAACGGCAAAAAGCGCATTCGACAATCCTGATAGCCCGTGAACGGCTTGCGTGAAATGACAGAAGGTGAGCCGCCGAATTTAGATGGCAAAAACATTTTTTGATGAGAGGTGGGGGGCGTGGATTGTGAATTTGAGACAGACCATGTATAAGCTGCAAACCGCCCTCTGCCAAAAAGGCGTCTATATCAATATCAACCAATATCAGCATTATTCAAAAAAAAACCGGAAGGATGGTGACGAAATACGTGTTGCAAGAAAAGCGAGAGTATAACGGAAAAACGAAGAACGTCACCATCTTGGAGACGTACCAGCAGGCGGAAGCTGTAAAGTTCTTGGTGGAAATGTACGGTGGTGGATGATGTGAAGCTGACACCAAAGCAAAAGGCGTTTGCTGATTTTTATATTGAGACCGGCAATGCAACAGAAGCCGCTAGGAAGGCTGGATACAGCGAAAAGACAGCGCGGGTGATTGCAACAGAAAACCTAGCAAAACCTGCCATTTCAGCCTATATAGCTGAACGCATGTCAGAATTGGAGAAAAACCGCATTGCCAGCGCCGACGAGGTTGTGGCTTTCTACTCCGATGTCATGCGCGGCAATGTGAAAGACCAGTTTGGCATTGACGCTTCCATCGCCGACCGGCTCAAAGCTGGCGACAGCCTGATGAAACGCCATACAGCAGCAGAAAACGCCAAAAAGAACGCCGCACAGGAAGAGGATGAATTCAAGATTCCGGGTGTCCTGCTGGCGAAAGAATTTGTTGATCTCAACCGCGATATTTCCCAAAAGGCCCACACGGAATATGTCTTGAAGGGCGGGCGCGGCTCCACAAAGTCCTCTTTCATCTCGCTAAAAATTGTGGAGCTGATAAAAAACAATCCGCATATCCACGCGCTGTGCTGCCGGAAAGTGGCGAACACGCTGCGCGATTCTGTACAAGCGCAAATTCAGTGGGCAATCACGGCGCTGGGCCTGGACGATGAATTTGATAGCACAAAGTCTCCGCTGGAGATTACATACACGCCGACAGGGCAAAAGATATTTTTCCGGGGAACCGATGAGCCGAAAAAGCTCAAATCAGTAAAAGCACCGTTTGGGTACATTGGCATCCTGTGGTTTGAAGAGCTGGATCAGTTTTCTGGCGATGATGAGTGCCGTAATGTACAGCAGTCGGTGATTCGCGGCGGCGACGAAGCCTATATTTTCAAGAGCTTCAACCCGCCAAAGGCGAAAAACAACTGGGCCAACCAGAGTTTTGAAACGCCCAAAGAGACGCGCCTTGTCCACAGCTCTGATTACAGGTCCGTGCCTGCTGAATGGCTTGGAAGGACGTTTCTGGACGAAGCAGAGTACCAAAAAGAAATCAATCCGACTGCCTATGAGCATGAATACCTAGGTATTCCCAATGGCAACGGCGGTATGGTGTTTGAGAATGTGGTTGCTGAAACAATCACAGAACAGCAGATTGGGGCATTTGACCGTGTTCTCAATGGCCTGGACTGGGGTTACTACCCTGACCCGTGGGCGTTCAACCGGATGCATTACGACGCTGCACGGCGGACGCTGTATATATTCGATGAGCTGACTGCCTACAAAAAGGGCAACCGCGAAACGGCGGATATGCTGTTGAAGGACCGCAAGCTGACTAGAGAGGATAGAATCACCGCCGACAGCGCGGAGCCCAAGAGCGTTGCTGACTATCAAAACTATGGGCTGCACTGTTACGGTGCCCTGAAAGGCCCCGGCAGCGTAGATTACAGCATGAAATGGCTGCAATCCCTGGTGAAAATCGTCATTGACCCGTCCCGCTGCCCAGATACTTATGAAGAATTTACTGAATACGAATACGAACGCACCCGAGACGGGGAAATCATCAGCGGATACCCTGACCGGGACAACCATCACATCGACGCCGTGCGCTATGCCACGGAGGCCATTTGGAAGCGTCGCGGGAAGTGACAGAAAGGCGGTGAGGCCGTGAAAACCTATCAGGATTTGCAGGAGTGTGGCGAGGATGAGGCCGCTCGGATTGCGTTCATCCGTGGAGCAATTGCCGACCACAAAAACAGCGCCATTTACAAAACCGCCGTGGACGCGCGGCTCTACTACGACGGCGAAAACCCCACCATCAACCGCTATGAAAAACTGCTCTACGATATGCAGGGCCGCGCCCATCGGGATATGTACACCGCCAATCACAAGATTGCCAGCAGCTTCTTTGGATTCGTGGTAGACCAAGAAGTCAGCTATCTTCTGGGGAATGGCGTGACCCTCTCCAAGGAAGCGGACAAGAAGAAGCTGGGCAGAAATTTTGACCAGAAGGTCAGTCAGGCGGCAGAATATGCCCTCATCGGCGGCGTGTCCTTCGGGTTTTGGAACCTGGACCATGTGGAAGTGTTTGAAATTACCGAGTTTGTCCCGCTCTACGACGAGGAAAACGGGGCGCTGATGGCTGGGATACGGTGGTGGCAGGTCAGCCCGGACAATCCTTTGCGCTGCACTCTATACGAGCCGGACGGATTTACAGAGTATCTTCAAGCCAAAGGAAAAGACATGGCAGTGATGAAGGAGAAACGGGCCTATAAGCTCCGTGTCACCGGCGCAGAGCTGGACAGCACCAAGATATACCAAGGGGAAAACTATCCGGCCTTTCCCATCGTCCCGCTGAAGAACAACCGGGAAAGCAAGTCTGAACTGCGGGGAAAACGGAATACTGTAGATGCGCTGGATCTGGCCTGTTCAAATATGGTCAACAACGTAGACGAGGGAAATCTCATCTATTGGGCGCTGGTCAACTGTGACGCAATGGATGATCTGGACGATGCCGCCTTTTTGCAGAGGATCAAGATGACCCGTGTGGTTCACGTGGACGGCGGCGAAGGAGCCTCAGCGGAACCACATTCCATAGAGGCCCCGTTCAACGGAACACAGTCCACCATTGATATGCTGGAGAAAAAGCTATATCAGGACTTCCAGGCGTTTGACGCGTCGGCGGTGACTGCCGGCAACCAGACGGCCACGGCAATCAAGGCCAGCTATGTGCCGCTTGACCTGAAAACGGACAAGTTTGAGCGGCAAGTGACGGAGTTTATTTCCGGTATTCTTGCTTTGGCTGGCATTGACGGAGAGCCTACATACACAAGGAACCAGATTATCAACAAATCAGAAGAAATTCAGTCTGTTTTGATGGTTGCGCCGTATGTGACACAGGAATATTTGACCCGTAAACTGCTGACCATCCTGGGCGACGCTGACATGGCGGAGGACATTCTAAAGCAGATGGCGGCGGACGATTTGGGCAAGTTCGACGGCAACGCCAATGACATCGCAGACACCGCCACGGACACGCCGACCACAGATGAGGCCATTGACGCCGCCGAGGAAGCTGTAGGGAAACACTGAACGACTCCCAGATCTCCAGCCTTATCACGGTAATTAAGGGCCTGAAAAGCGGAGACATCACGGATGGACAGGCCGCACGGATTCTGATGACCGCCATTGGCGTGACGCGGGAGGAAGCGCTGGCGATTATAAGGGGTGAGGAATAAAGATGTTAAAATGCGGCATTTGCGGTTGTGAATTTAACGCAACAATCGAAAAACATTATATTTCAAGGGACGAAGGACAGACAGGCTTTGCGGCTTTTTCTGGAGGCACGGAAGTTCTTGAATATGATACGTTCGATTGCCCGCAGTGCGGATGTCAGTTTATCGCACAGCCCAG